ATAAGCTAGGGGCTTATAACTATGGCAGACGAAAACGACAATCCTACTCCAGCAGAAGGCGCACCCACCGAGGGCGGCAAGACTTACACTCAGGAAGAAGTGCAGCGGATGATCGAAGAGCAGACATCCGGCCTGAAGAACAAAGTAGACGAGCTTCTCGGTGAAAAGAAATCTGCATCTCAGCGAGCCAAGGAGCTAGAAGAGCAGCAGAAACAGCAGGAAGAAGAGCGTCTCAAGGAGAAAGAGCAGTTCCGCGAACTGTACGAGCGCGAGCAGGAGGCGAAGCGAGAACTCCAGGAATCATACGAAGAGTTCAAGCAGCGCATCCAGAAGCAGACAGTGCAGACCGAGGCCACCAAACTGGCGGCTGAACTCACCCGCGACACATCGCGTAGTGAACTGCTGCAAGAGAAAGTAGCACAATACGCCAAGTATTCAGATGACGGAGTTACTTTTGAATTAGGCGGTGTGCCGGTAGAGAAAGACAAGATTCTTTCCCACCTTCGTGAGAAATATCCATTCCTAGTCGATGGGAGTGGGGCGACAGGCGGTGGAGCCGCAGGTCAACAGAACGGCGGGGCCGTAGCAACTAAATCATTTTCCGAAATGACAGGCGCAGAACTCAGCAATCTTCGGGCAGAGAACCCAACTGAGTATCAGCGTATTCGAGATGAGTTTTACGGCCAATAATAGGAGACTTTCATAATGGCTACTACTCGACTAAGCGACATCATTGATGTCACAGTATTCCGCGACCTCCCGCCGGTAAACGGCCCCGAAAAGACTGCTTTCTTTGACAGCGGTGTTGTTACTCGTAACGCACTTCTAGATGAGCTTGCTGGGGCTGCCGGTAAAACTGCCGAACTTCCTTTCTGGAAAGACCTTGATGGCAGCGTAGAGGTCAACTACAGCAGCGACGACCCAAGCAGCACTGCTACGCCTCAGAAGGTTGTGCAGGGCGAGCAGGTTGCCCGCAAGGCGTTCGTGAACCAGGGCTGGCAGGCTGCCGATCTGGCTTCAGAGCTTGCTCTGGGTGCCCGTGCTATTGATCAGGTTCGTAACCGCACGGATCGTTACTTTGAGCGTCAGTGGCAGCGTCGCCTTATCGCCACCACCAACGGCATCATCGCCGATAACGTCGCCAACGATGGCGGTGATATGGTTGTTGATGTTGCCTCAGAGAGCATCTCTGGTCAGGACGCAGGGACTAAGTTCAACCGTGACGCCTTTGTAGAGGCCACCAATACGCTTGGTGATCGTTACGATGAACTGACTGCTATCTCTGTTCACAGTGCAGTTTATGCTCAGATGGTCAAGAATGATGACATCGACTTCATTCCTGACTCTGAGGGACGCCTGACGATCCCAACTTACCTTGGCCTTCGCGTCATCGTTGATGATGGCATGAACGTCGAGGCTGGTGGCACTGACGGGTTCAAGTACACCTCTGTACTGTTCGGCGCTGGTGCTTTCGGTTACGGCGTAGGCAACCCCGAGGTGCCTGTCGAGATCGAGCGTTATGCCGATCAGGGCGACGGCGGTGGCGTCGAAACCCTTTGGGTTCGTAACACCTGGATTCTGCATCCGTTCGGCTTCCAGGCTACTGGCACCCCATCAGGTGTCTCCTTCACGCAGTCAGAGCTTGCTACGGCATCTACTGTTGACCGCGTGATTGAGCGCAAGAACATCCCACTTGCGTTCCTCGTCACCAACTAAAGCGGTGACGCTAAGGCTGGCCCCTCTTCGGAGGGGCTATGCCACTTAACACATAAAAGGGTTTTATTGGAAATGGCGAATAAAGATGGCCTAGAGCCAAACATGATAATTGACTTTGAAACCTTACAGCGCGTCAAGCGCGAGCAGCGAGAGGCGGTAAAGAATGCCAAAGCGCAACCCAAAAGTAAGGGAAAACGCCGATCTGCCCGGACTGAGGACGTTCGCGAGACCGGGGAGCAGAGCGTTTCGAGCGTACTACGCACAGCAGAGACGCAAGGATCGGAAGGAAAGTAACGAGTCGTGACTTACACTGTCGATCAATTTGGCCCCAGCGATCTTCTCACTAGCAGGAAGTTTGACACTCGTAGAATTAAGCATGAAGTGGGCAAGACATCCTTCTTCGAAGGCCGTGAGTTTCGCGTATTCAAAGACTTTGATATTCCTGCTGGGCAGACAGAAACAATCAAGGTAACGTCAACTTCCGACTCAATCGTAGAAGTTTTCGGCGCTTCGCTTGTTCTAGGGTCACTGAGAATTGAACTTGTGACAGGCGGTACTGACGGAGACGACTTCTCAAGCGAGCTGCCTATCTTCCAGACTAACCGAACCACGGCATCGCCCGTTCTCACGCCAAGCGTCACGATGGTTAACGGCGGGACTCACACAGGCGGCACAGTCAGCGATGTGATCCTCTTGGTTGCTGGCAGCCCTGCTAGGCAGGCTAGAGAAACCACAGCCACAGAAGAGCGCCCTCTCGGCTTTGCGCCAGGAACATTCTACATTCGGCTTATTAGCACAGGGAGCGCCAACGCAGAAGGCGTGTTCCGAGCAAGGTGGGAAGAAATCTAATGCCAGTCCAGCGTTGCCAAAAGAACGGGCGTTCAGGTTACAAATGGGGGCAGTCAGGCACTTGCTATGTAGGGCGCGGTGCTAAGGCCAGAGCAGAGCGACAAGGGCGAGCAATTAGGGCAAGCGGCTACAGAGGTTAAAAGATGGCATACGCAACAGAATCAGAATTGACAACCTACGCCTCTGATCGCGGCATTACACTTAGCGGCACTGAGCTAGAACTGCTTACTCTTGCCCACGACTACATTGAAAGCCTTGAGTATATTGGGCAGAAGACAGACGACAATCAGGCAGATCAGTGGCCCCGCAAGAACGCTTATGTGGACGCTGTTGAACTAGACAAGAACACAGTTCCTCTAGGCATTAAAGAAGCTGAGATGCAGACGGCCATTGCTATTGAGCAAGGCAACAGCCCATTTGCCACTGTAACGCCCGGCATTAAATCGGAAAGCGTGGACACCATTTCCGTTGAATACCAAGACGGTTCAGGCAATCGCAGCTTTGATCCAATGGTTAGGCTGAAACTGCGCAAGTACCTCGCTGGGTCAGGCGGCGCAAGCACTAACATCGTTAATGTAACGAGGGCTTAATAAGTGTCTTTTGACTACACAAAAACAAAGGGCACGGCAGACCGACTGATTAATAGTTTCGGTGCTGCTCTCGCTTTCTCTCGGGAAACTGGAGAGACTTTTGACCCTTCTACGGGCCAGACCACCAGCACGACTGAATCGTTCAATAGAGACGTTGTGTGGACGGAGTACCGCAATCAAGAGATTGATGGGACGGCAGTCCAGCGCGGCGATGCTAGGCTTATTGTATCCGGTGAGGTAGAGATCGGGGACAAGGTGACGAAGAACGGCACAGAGTGGCGCATCCTAGATGTAAACCCCTTGCAGCCAGCCAACCTAGCTGTAATTTACATCGCGCAGGCGAGGCAGTAATAAATGCTTAGGTATGTAGCATCACAACTAGACCAGCATCTTGCCTCAATGCCTAATCTGCCTGATGTGGCTTGGCCTAATGTTGAGTTCACACCCGATACTACAAAGGTGCATCTGCAAGTCTCTTATCTGCCTGCCGATGGCGCTTTGTATAGCATGGACTACGGGCAGGAGACGCCCGGTATCTATCAGGTATCAGTGGCAGCCCCTATTGGCAGTGGCCCAGGCACAGCACAAGACATGGCTGACGGTGTACGCAGCCATTTCGCAGGCCAAGGCAAGATTGGTGATGTATTCATTGAGGCTGTTAATTATGGCCCTGCACAGTTTGATGATGTTTGGTATGTAATTCCTGTATCAATCAACTGGCGCTATTTTGACAATGGCTAGTAATAACTTTTCTGACCAGATCGCAAGGTTCGCAGAGCAATCAGGCGAAACGATAGATCAGGTAGTCACTGACTACGTTGTAGGTGTTTCACAGAAGATTATTGAGCGTACCCCTGTAGGCAACCCTTCACTTTGGGAGAGCAGCGCACCACCGGGCTATGTGGGCGGCACAGCGAGGGCTAACTGGATACCCTCGATTGGCACACCTGAACAAGCCGAAGTAAACAGCACAGATCAAAACAGCGGCAACAACCAGCTACTAGCGATACAGAATCAGATTCCGGGCAACATTTACTATCTGACAAACAACGTACCTTACATTGAGCGGCTAGAGTATGGCTGGTCAACTCAAGCACCGAACGGGATGATGCGGCGCACACTCAGAGAGGCCCGTGCAATTCTCAAGCAAGCAGTAGATAAAAATACTGACCTATAACCACTAGGAGATAGAAGATGGCATCAGGCGCATTTACATCAGCAGGAACCACAATCGGCATCGTATCCGATGCACCCAGCACTTATGATCCCACAGGGTTCGAGGCACTTACCTTTGAACTTATTGGCGAGGTCACTGACCTTGGCGAGTTCGGTCGTGAGTACAGCCTTGTGACGCACAATCCGCTGGGCGACCGCCAGACAGTCAAGCGCAAGGGCAGCTACAACGATGGCTC